GAGCAAGGATTCACGATTAGCGAGTGCCGACTAGTTCGTGGTGATGAGGCCCTTCTAGTCTCGGAGCTAACAACCCCTGCAACCTATGCCCCGGCGATCCTTCAGCAAAAGAACGGCGTCTTGACAATCGAACCAGCGAGCAGCGTGCAAATCAACGGAACGTTGATCGGCGACGGGGTGACCACTGACCTGAAACATGGGATCACCCTGCAGCGCACCACAAACCTCACGGTCAACACTTCCGTGGACGCATCGGCGACTGCAATCACATGGTCAAGCGCAGTCAAGAACACGAGCTTGTACGCCTACTGGTCAAGCGGATCGACGATCGCAATCCCCTTGACTGGCTGGTACAGCATCACCTGCCACCTCATCAGCGGCACTGGACTTGGAACAGGCTTCGCCTTCAGGCTCTACGCGCTAGTCAACGGAACCGTCATCGCCGAAACCGAAACGCAGGCTGGTGCCAACACCACGAGCGACACCTTTGCGATCTCAACCATCGCCTACATGACGGCGGCAGATTCGCTCGTCTTCCGAGCATCAGCATCCGCAGCGTCTAAGACGATTGGCGGCTCGCGCCGCTCGGCGTGTTCGGTCGTCTACCTTGGCAACACAAGCGCATAGGAGAAACGATGACAACAGAAAGCGCACCTGACCTTTGGACGATGACCTGCACCACCACTGGCTGCGAGCTGAACGGCATTGACTTCCCAGTATCCGGGGATGACGCTGAGTGCGGCGGCTGCAACACGGTTTACGCGAAGCCATGACCAAGAGCCAAGCCGACACGATCATCGCAAGGCTAGACGCTCAGAGCGAGAAGATTGACCGCCTGCAGTCAGAGATTGACCAGATGAAGGGCGGGCTCACGGTTCTGAAGGCGATCGGCGCCTTCTTGGGAGTTGGGGGAATCGGCGCGCTTCTGGCGTGGCTTCAGTCGCAGGGCAAGTAGTGCGCCGCGTACTCATCCCGCTCGTGGCTGCAGCCATGCTCTTCTGCACGCTGCCAGCGTTGGCGCAAGAAGAGCCCCAGCACGGGCTGACCATGACCGTCTACCCGGAGGTGATCGTCGGCACTGGCCCGTGGGAGACAGCGCCCACCACGGAGCCTTGCTTCGTCGGCATCGTCCCCAACATCAACTTCATGTGGGGCGGCGGCGCTCCAGCTGCAGGCTGCCCTTCCGACTTCTTCATGGTGCACTTCACGGGCTGGATCACCGTGCCAGAGTCGGGCGCGTGGGAGTGGCTCAACTGGAGCGACGACGGCTGGCGCATGACGATCGGCGACTTCGTCGCGCTGGATGACTGGAACTTCCACGGCTGCGGCGGGCACTGGAGCGGGCCCAACGAAGGCTTCACTCAGATGGAGGCGGGAGTCTCGCAGCCGATCAGTGTGTGGATGTTTGAGTGGGGCGGCGGAGCCTGCGCCAGACTCGACTACGGCAGCCCCTCAGGCTACGGCGTAGTGCCGACTGAGTGGCTCACCACCGAAGCCATGCCCGAGCCAAGCCCGTCTCCCAGCGTGGAGCCAAGCCCTGAGGTGCCAAGTGTTGAACCGTCCCCGAACCCGACTCCCACACCCGAGCCGACGCCCGAGCCATCGCCATCCGTGGAGCCTTCGCCGTCTCCTACTCCTGAACCTAGCCCTACTCCTAGTCCTTCTCCTGAGCCTTCACCTACGCCAACCGTAGCGCCGAGCCCTACGGCGACGCCTACGCCCAGCCCTACACCTACCCCAGAAACGCCAGCACCCAGCCCCAGCGTGGCTCCTACGCCCCTCCCAGAGCCTTCTGAGGAGCCCTCACCAGTGCCGTCCCCTGAGCCTACGTCTGAGCCGCTGGTGATTGACCCCGGCGCTGCAGCTGAGGCGATCGCTGAAGCCGTCAGCGAAGCCGTAGGTGATGCCGTCGCAGCAGTCGGAGAGGCGGCTGCATTTGTCGCAGATCTTGGACACGATCTCACGCCAGCCGAGAAGAAAGAAGCAGCGGCTACAATCATCCCCGCAGTGATCATCACGCAGCTCGCGCAGGCAGCCGTTGCGGCAGCCAGTGCAGCGGCGGCTGGTGCTGCAACATCAGGAGGCTCACGAAAGGATCAGAAGTGAAACTCCTGAAGGACATCGCGCTCGACATCTCACAATCCAGCTGGACGTGGCTTGGTATGATGATCGCGTGGGTCGTATTACCCGACGGCAGCACCCGCGACTTCGTCGGCGTCTGCATCTTAGTGCTGCTCGGATTGTGGGCAGCGACAGGGCCCCTGCGTTGGGGCAAGGAGTGAACATGACCGCAGCCGATCACATCGAAGACATCCACGAGCAGGGCTGGACTCGCATTGAGACAGCGCCGGGGGAGTGGGTGGCACTCGTGCTGAACGTTGACAACAGCGCCTTCGGCGGCACCCTATGGAAGCGCGCAGCCGACGGCAACGACTACACCGAAGGCGCCACTAAGGGCTTCCCAGTCAGCGCCGCGCTGGACTTCAACGCGGCTGCCCGAGCCGTCGCCGTCATCGTGAAGAAGGAGCAGGGAGCCTAATGCGCTACAAGGTCAAGAGCCAACTCTACGCCGACGCTGAAGCCCAGCTGAAGGGCGGCAAGCAGGTGCTGGACGACTGCACATGGTCATCGTGCGCCGCCGCCGTATCGTGGGCGAGCGGGTACGAAGTCGACTACAGCGCAGCCCAAGGCGTCGCAGCATTTGAGAAAGCGACAGGCCGCCGCGACGTGCAGGGCATCTCCGACGCCGGGGGATCACTCAAAGAAGCCGCGCAGACTATCGCCGTGTTGGGCGGGAAGGCCCGCTACGCCAAGAGTTGGGAAGACGCCGTTGCTGCCGCTAAGGCTGGCGCCGCCCTCATGGTGTGGGTGCAGCAACCAATCGGCTACCCACCAGAAGTGCAAATCAGCAAGTGGCACGACGGCTGGCGCAGGTACTGGACGAAGACTGACCCGAGCAAGGTGCGCGCGGGCTACGGTCACATGACGTCGGCGGCCTGGTGCGAAGACCACGGCTTCCAGTGGGCGTGCCCAACTCGCAACGACCGCGACGCCGTTGAGAAATACGCCGTCCCAGTCACGGAGTCTCAGTTGCGCACGATCGCCAAGTCAAAGATGAACGCTCGCAAGTTGAAGAGCGACTTCGCCGCGCTGCTCATCGTCACCTACCCAAAGAAGGCAGTGGCCCCGGCACCCGCGCCAGTCGCAGTGCCTGAGCCCGTCGCAGCATCAGTCAACGCAGGGGCGCGCGTAGCAGTGGCAGCGGCGCCAGAAGTGGCACCTGAGCCAACACGCGGGGTGCAACTCCCCGCCGCGTCCACCACTCCCGAGCCGAAGAAGCCCAGCGCCGTGGATGCGCAGCTTGAGGCGCTCAAGAAGGTAGACTTCGGAGCAGTGGCTGGGAGGGCGTTCAACGCTGCGCGTGGTGCAGCGGCTGCGGCTGCCAAGGTGAAAGGGGCACCAGCCAAGATGCTGACCTTCTTGAAATACATCAACGACAACACGGGCATCGTTTCGGCCCTCACGGAATTCGTCCGCACGTTCGTCACCGTGAGCATCAGCGTGGCGCTCGGGCTGGGAATCCCGCTTCTCGACATCAGCGGGGGAGACTTCCGCACGGTGTTGTCAGCGGGCTTGGCAAGCGGGTTGGGCGTGCTCGTGAAGTGGCTTGACCCCAAGCAGTCCGACTTCGGAATCAAGGAGAAGAAAAACTAGCCACAGACTCCCGCCATACACTTGGCACAGGTGCTGGTATAGGCTGCGCGTAGGCATCTTTGCAGGTGCTACAAGTGGTAGGAGGTACCAGACATGGACGGACTCGAAGAGCTCAGGGCGCTGAGCAAGCCACGGAAGGGCCCGCCCTGCGGGATGACCACCGTGCACCTTGAGGGCAAGGACTGGGAGACTCTGCACGCAGGGCTCGCCGATCCCGCCATCACCGCCAAGGCGTTGACCGCATGGCTGGAGAAGCGCGGCTTCACCGTCAGCTTCTGGACGATCGGGAGGCACCGCCGGGGCGAGTGCGCGTGCAACTCATGACAGACGAGTTGCAGATGGAGCAGCGACTGCAAGAAGTCACCGAAGCCCACAAGCGTGCACTTCGCCAACTGGCGAAGCGTGACGCTGCCCGTGAGGAGTTAGTCGCAGCCGTCTATCAGGCGGCGAAGGATGCCGCGCTGAGCATCACCATCCCACCAGTGCCAAAGCCCAAGGCGTCCGGCAAGAAGGGCGAAGGCGAGACGCTCGTCGTCCTGCTCGGAGATTGGCAGCTGGGCAAGTACTCGGAGACCTACAGCATTGAGGTAGCGAAGGCTCGCATTGAGCTGCTCGCAACGAAGGTGCAGCGCCTAATCGAACTGCACGGCGTGCCCGTCAAGGAGATCGCGTGCGTGCTGCTCGGAGACTTCGTGGAGTCGGACGGGAACATCTTCCCGAGCCAAGCCTATGAAGTAGAGCGCGGCGGCTTGTACGTTCAGATCTTTGAGGGTGCTGGGATGCTCGCGCAGTTCGTGCGATCCATGGCAGCACTGGCCCCGAAGGTGACGGTGCGTGGCGCGATCGGCAACCACGGACGGCTGGGGCGCTTCGGCGATCACAGCAACGAGAGCAACGCCGACGCGATTCTCTACCGCATCGCAGCCGAACACCTGAAAAGTGAGAAGCGCGTTGACTGGAAGGAGTCACTCACACTGGGCGGGCGTCACTGGTATGACGTGCTGGATCTCCCGGGGGGCAAGAGCGCGATGCTGGTGCATGGTGATCAGTTCAAGGGCGGCGCCTTCGGGCTCCCGTTCTACGCGATCGCCAAACGGGCGCAGGGCTGGAACCTTTCGGTGCAGCCGTTCGACTTCCTGTTCTACGGTCACTGGCATACCCCGAGCAGACTGGTGCTCAGCGACGGCGCCCATACGTGCTGGGGCAACGCCAGCATCGAGAGCAGCAACCGCTACGCCCAAGAGTGGCTGGCAGCCTCAGGGACTCCAGCTCAGTGGGCGCTCTTTTTTGGCAAGGAGGGCCCGACGGCTGAGTATCTGGTGAGGCTGGATGCCGCGAAAGCCTGAGGCTACTGCAAGCACCTGCCCTGTCTGTGGGGAGATGGGGCAGGTGTTCGCCTATGGGGAACAGGTGGTCAATACGGGCCCCGGGGGGATCGGCTGGGTGCTCAGCCAAGGCGTCTGCAAGGGCTGCCTGACCGTGGTGGTGCAGGCTGCCAAGGATGGCACCCTTGACTCCTTGGAGGGGGGGGCTTGACGGCTCCTAGCCGTTAGCCTTAGGATTCATGTGTCAGGCAAGACAGCCCCATGCGGGGCGACTGGCAAGGAGGCAAAAATGAGCAAGGCACACAGCTCCAAGGGCACGATCAAGGAGATCGCCGGAATCTTGAGCAGCATCGCCGACGGAGTCATGCTCGAGCCAGCGACGCGCGATCATCACGCCGCTGCGTTCATCCTTCAGCATCGAGTAATGAAGGCGCGCACTCATGCGCAGATTACGCTTGCCGCAGTCTCAGCCGTCAATTGCTTCAAGCAGGTCGGCGACGTTGACACTGAGAGCGCAATCATCGCAGTGATGGGGGGGCGATAATGCGCAACGCCTTTTTCAATCTCTGCCCAGTATCGGCGCGCCACGGGTATCTACTCGTGGTGAAGAACGAGCAAGGGGGCCTCATCGCCATTTGCCCCACGTGCTACGTCCCAGTCAAGGGGCGCAAGAATCTTTTGGAGGTGAAGTGATGATCGCAGCTGCGCGTAGGGGCCTTATCTGGGGGCTGATTCTTGCCCCGTATGCCGTGATCGGGCTGATCGTTGGCGAGATGATTGTGAGGGGATCATGACAACACTGAACCGCAAGACGCAGGCGAAGACATACGCCAACTTCTACAAGCCGAAGCAGCGCATCGAAGCGCGGAAGCGCAGTGACGCCACGATCGTCATCTGTATCATCGTCATCGCCATCGTGGCGCTGATGAGGGGGCTCTGATGATCGCTGATCTATGCAAGCCGGGGGACATCAGCGGGATTGGCAAGCACCGCCCCTGCGTTCGGGTGCTCATGTGCGGCAAGTGCGACCGCCCACTGGTAAACAACGCACCAGTCTGCGGCGAGTGCAGCTACTGCGTGCGGCTCGCTGAGCGCAAGGCACGCAAGCCACGCAAGACGCCGACGGGGCGCTGGTAATGCCGCTCTACGTGTTCGAGTGCTGGACGTGCTGCACCACTGAGGAGCGCCTGCAGACGGGCTTCCAGCCAGTCTTCCCGCGCTGCGATGGATGCGGCGCGTGGATGCAGCTGCAAGTGACTCAGTCCAGCATCCAGTTCAAAGGCGAAGGCTGGGCCAAGGTTGACCGAAAGAAGGAGGGGAAGAAGTGAAAAAGTGGAAGTGCGTCATCTGCGCACGGAAGATGGAGACAGCAGTCAAGCCCGACCTGATTGAGCGACTCTGCCCGGACTGCAAGGTCAGTCACTGGCAGAAGGTCGTTGACATCTACAACTTCAGCATCACAGACACGGAGCGACTGGCAGAAGCCAAGAAGAAACTGAGCGCCGCAGTCACGGCGTTGAAGAAGACGCAGGAGGTCAAGTGAGCAAGAAGCACGAGTTCGTCAAGGCACCGCAACGCAGCCCTGAGTGGCTGGAGTTGCGTCGCACGGGGCTGGGAGCCTCAGACATGGCGGCAGTGATGGGCGTGAGCCCGTACAAGACGCCCTATCAGCTCTGGGCTGAGAAGACTGGGGCGACCCCGGAGCAGAAGGTCGGAGCCGCTGCCAACCGTGGCGTCATCCTTGAGGATGCTGTCGGGCAGTATTACGAGCAGGAGCGCGGCGTCAAGTTGCGCAAGTCGAACGGCGTGGTGCGACTCAAGGCGCAGCCCCGGCTCATGGCTTCGCTGGATCGCACGATCGTCGGCGAGCCGAAGGGCATCGTTGAGATCAAGACTTCGGCAAGCCCACGCTGGAGCATGTGGCCCGTACCGCCAGAGGTGATGATTCAGGTGCACGTACAGATGGGCATCGTCGGCGCGGAGTGGTGCGATGTCGTCGCCCTACTCGGCGGGCTGGTGTTCAAGATCGAGCGCGTGCAGTTTGACCCCGCGCTCTGGGCTGAGATTCAGGGCGCCGCCGTCAGGTTCTTGGCAGCCGTGGACTCCAAGACGCCGCCTCAGCTGGAGGCACTCGACGCTCAGGCGTACGCGATCGCTACTCCACAAGCGTCGGATGAGTTCGCAGAGGCTGACGCCAGCCTTGAGGGCGTCTATCGCCAACTTCGTGAGGTGAACACTGAGCTGCACTTCTTGGAACAGAAGAAGGGCTCACTCGAGATCATCATCAAGGAGGCAATCGGCGAGAAGGCGGGGCTGGCTGGCAACGGCTGGACGGTGTACTGGAAGCAGGCACGCCCGTCTCAGGTCACTGACTGGAAGATGGTGGCGCAGGCTGCGGGCGCGCTGCCGTCAGTGATCACCACGTACACGGATACGAAGCCCGGCTCGCGCCGCTTCATCATCAACGATGGGGGGCTCCATGATTGAGCAGACTGTCATCCTTGACCCCTACGAGTGGGCGCAGGCATCGCAGGTCGGCAAGGCCCGAGACGAATCCAGCAAGTCGAAGGGGCAGCAAGGGCGCGCAGGTCAATCATCTGATCGCAGCCTGCAAAACCACATTGACGGCGCAGCTGCGGAACTGGCAGTATGCACCGCTCTGGGGCTGCCGTGGGCGGCTCATGTTGACACCTACCTGAGCGAGCCCGACGTGGAGGTACCGTGGCTTGGCGGGGTAGAGGTGAAGTGGACGGCGGGCACTGGGCTCATCGTCCGGGAGAACGAACAGCGTGAGCAGATTCACGTGCTGGTGACGGGCAACGGGCCCATCAAGCGCATCGTGGGCTGGCTGGACGTGGAGGGGCTGCGAGCCCTGAAGGCAAGTCCGAAGACTGACTTCGGCAACGGTCGGGCGCCAGCGTGGCTCAAGCCGATCGAAGAACTAAACGACTGGGGACTCTTCCCCAAGAAGGAGGCAGCATGAAAAAGGCAGATCAGAACGATTGGCTCGTCATCTCAACGGGTGACGGCAAGGAGATTCCGGGGCTGAAGGATGCCCTACTGCGCAAGATGGCCCGAGAGGGAGCGACGACAAAGAAGCCCGCCAAGGTGGCGCGCACCAAGAAGGAGGCAACACGATGAACAAGAACGCAGAGATTCTCGCCGCCCTAGAGGCGCCCTTCCCGCCTGAGCTCATCCGTCACCGCGTCGGCGCCGGGGGCAAGGACTTGACGTGGGTGGACGCTCGCACCGTTGCAGCTCGACTGGATGAGGTGCTCGGCGTCAATGCATGGGACTTCGCCGTTGAGCCAGTCGGAGACACGAACACCGTGGTCGGCATCCTCACCTGCCGCTTCCCAGATGGCACGGTGGCGCGTCGGCAAGACTTCGGATACGAGACTGGCGGCTCAGGCGAGTCACTCAAGGAGGCAGCGTCAGACGCTCTCAGGCGCTGCGCGAGCCTCTTCGGGGTGGCTCGATACTTGTACGGCGGCGAAAAGCCCGCAGCGGGGCGCGTTAGTGCCTCTCCGTTGAAGCCCGTGAGCCAGCCTCAGGTGCAGCCAGCCCAGCAGGGGCACGATACCGTGGTGCTGAAGGCAGCCATGGACATGTTCGGCGCTGATAACTGCCCCGACCATGGGCAGCCGTGGACGAAGAAGCCCGGCGGCGTATCGAAGACAACCCAGAAGCCGTATGCACCCTTCTGGGCATGCTCGGCTCGCACTGACGGGGCCTTCTGCAAGCGCAAGCCCAGCATGGACTGGATCGCCAAGCAGTCGGAGCCAGTCGGCGAGCCAGTGCGCACTGAGGAGAAGCTCGAAGACTTGCCCTTCTAACATCACACGGGGGGCTGCAGCGGGTTATGCAGCCCCCCACCAGCACTAGGAGGAGGAGAACATGATTGACTTCCAAGACGACAACCTCACCGTGCATGTCGGAGATTGTCGAGAAGAACTACGGGAGATTGAGCCCTTCTCAGTCAACACTTGCGTGACGTCCCCGCCCTACTGGGGGCTGCGAGACTACGGCACGGCATCGTGGACTGGTGGGGACGCTGACTGCGATCACATGGGGAAGCCCTTCGCAACGAAGGCGTCCATCAACAAGAACACGAACGGCGGCAACGACGTCAAGAATCAAGTCGCCCGTGAGTTCTTCCGGGAGCGTTGCGGACGCTGCGACGCCGTCAGGGTTGACTCCCAGCTGGGCCTTGAAGCAACGGCTGAGGAGTACATCAGCAACATGGTCAAGGTGTTTCGCCTTGTGGCTTCGGTGTTGCGTGACGACGGCACCGTATGGCTCAACCTTGGCGACTCTTACGGCAGCGGGAAGCAACTGCTGGGCATGCCGTGGCGCGTCGCCTTGGCGCTGCAGGCTGACGGCTGGATTCTACGCTCGGAGATCATCTGGGCGAAGCCCAACCCCATGCCCGAGAGCACGAGCGACCGCCCGACGAAGTCGCACGAGCACATCTTTCTGCTCGCCAAGAGCGAGAAGTACTACTACGACGCCGACGCCATCAGTGAGGTCGCAGTGACTGCTGGTGATGATCGTGGCTCACGAACAGACAACCGCCGGGGGCTGGGCTACAACGCAAAGGCTGCAGGCACCGCCATCACTGGCGAGCGTCGCAACAAGCGGGACGTCTGGACGGTCAGCACGAAGCCCTACGCTGGCGCCCACTTCGCCACCTTCCCGCCTGACCTGATTGAGCCCTGCATCCTTGCAGGTGCCCCAGTGGGCGGCGTCGTCCTTGACCCGTTCGGCGGCAGCGGGACGACGGGCATGGTCGCCAACAGGCTCGGGCGCCGAGCCTTGCTGATCGAACTGAACCCAGACTATGCTGCACAGATCAAGCAGCGAACGGCACAAGCCCCGCTCGGCTTGTAGGAGGAGGAGCACATGGGACTCTGGATCAAGTGGGACGCTAACGCCCACAAGGACGCCAAGATCGCAACGCTCACGGACACGGAGTTCAGAGCGTTCATCATCGCCATCAGCGAAGCCAAGCAGCTGCGCAGTGGCGGCATCTTCAAGAGCCGGGAGCACCTCAAGGCGTGCATCGGCAGCAACTACGGCAAGGCGATCAGCGGGCTGATCAACAAGGGCCTGCTCGGGGTAGATCAGGCAGGGATCGTTGCCATTACGGGCTGGCATCGCTATCAGATTGACCCGACATCGACGCGACGTCAGGCTGCGTTCACTGCTAGGCGCCGCTCAGAATCGGGGGGGTTGACGGAAACCAAACAGCACAGAGAGAGAGAGACAACAGAGCGAGAGAGAGATAAACCCCCTACCCCCTTACAGGCGGGAGAGATCTTGCGGCGGATCGTAGGATGAGGAACGTGGCCTTCATTGGGAAGTCAGGTACTGGCAAGACGACACTGAGCCAGATGCTCTCGGAGCATCATGGGTATCAGGTCACCAGCATCGCAGCGCCGATCCGAGAGATCGCCGTCATGGCGTATGGCAAGTTCGACAAGGCGATGAAGTATCCACAGCAGACGCTGGGACTCTCTCGGCTGATCACTGGACGGGAGCTTCTGCAAGACATTGGCGCGGCATTGAGGGAGATGGATTCTCTCTTTTGGATGCGCATCTGGCTGCAGCGAACGAAGCACGGCGCTGAGGATGGAGTGCTTGGGAGCATGCTCTTCGTGGTGGATGACGTGCGGCTGGACGCTGAGCGGGCCTTCATCAAGGCGTGGTACCCCGACACGCTCTTCGTGCGGCTGGTGCGCCCCCCGGCTGGGGAGCTGCAAGAGTGGCAGCGCGACATCACAGAACGGCAGGCTGGGGAGATGGCGGCTGAGGTGGTTCTAGACACCGATGCCCTCACTCCCCTAGAGTGCATCGCAACCGTCCTTGAGGCGGCACGCATGGAGGTGGAAGCATGAGCGAACTGAGCGAACTTGAGACGATGGCGGAGATGGTCGGCTTCAGGTATGCCAACTGCGCGATCGACACCGTGACCCGAAAGGTCACCCTGCAGTGCGAAGATCATGACGGGCAGACGTTGACCGTTGAGGGCGAGACTCTCAGCGATGCGATGAGCGCCATGATGGTGAAGCTGGGCGCGATGCTCCAGCGGGACGGTCAGACATGGCAGGAGTAAAGTCGCAGCGCGGCGGGCCATCGTTGCCCCCACGCTGGACGGACACGGACTGCACGGAGTGCGGCAAGGTGATCGCCGTCGCCGATCCGAAGAAGCCCACCTTCCCAGCCGCTCGCGTGAAGGTCATCACCTTCCACGGAGCCAAGGGCAACGTGCGCTTGCACTGGCGACACAAGGCGTGCGTCAAGTGAGCCGGGTGAAGCAGTTTACCTACAAAGGCGAGAAGCTCTTCGCTTCGCAGTACGGCACCAGCGCCGAAGTGTTCGACGTGGACGGGATGCCCTTCGCTCGCCTCAGCACCTACGTCACGGGAGACGAAGCCCCGGCTGGCTTCTTCTTCTGCAAGGCATACAGCGAGAACACCGAACTGGTGCAGGCGCTCATTGAGCAGGGCACGCTGATCATCGTCGGCGAGCCGATCTTCTTGCCGCCGTTCGGCGCCAAGGTCTACGTCGCACGCATCAACTCCGAGCACGAAGGGGTGCAGTGATGGAGGGCCTCATCGTCACGCTCATGGCAGTCCACACACTGATCGCTCTCGCCATGGGCTGGATCGGGTTGACGCATCACCGCGCCAGCTCGGGCATCGTCATCACATGGTTCGCCATCAGCCTGCTCACGATCGTCGGGCTAGGGCAGGCGCTACGATGAGCCGCATGAGTGACCTTGACATTGACCTGAAGAACGCAGCGCGCAGCCGCATGGGGAAGAACAACCGCAACCGTGGAAACGGGCTGGAAAGAAGGCTGGCTTCCGAACTCACTGAGGCTGGGCTGGCTGGTGAGCGCGTTGGGCAGTACGGCGGCAAGACTGACGTGCGAGCACTAGGGCTAATCATCAGCGCCAAGAAGGGCGGCGCCTACTCCGAGCGATTCGATAAGTGGCTCAATGAGCTGACTCCCAAGGCTGACGAACTCGCCGCGCTAGTGGTGGAAGACGCCCCCGGCTCAGGCATCAAGGCGCGCCGCATGGTGGTGATCAGTTGGGAGTCACTGCTGCAGCTGCTCCAAGAGCGGGAAAAGCAGTCATGAAGATCGCACTGGCACTGGCCCTCATCTTCACGCCGCTGCTCAACCCGCAGCCGCTGAGCGAGCCGCTTGCGCCCTACGCCATGGGCGTGCTGGCTGATCAGCCTGAGGTTCCTGAGGGCTACTTCGTCGGCAAGGCGACATGGTTCGACGCTGAGCGTGGCAATCAGACGGCGTGGTACACGAGAGCAGGGATCACCCTATACGGCGCGATCGGCGCCGACGTGCGCGCCTATAAACAGCACCACTGGCGCACCAGCTGGGACGTGAGGATCACCAGCCTGCTAACAGGCAAGAGCGTCATCGTGCAGGTGGTTGACGTCTGCACCTGCTACGGCGTGCGCAGTAATCCGAACGACGACAAACTGATCGACCTATCCCCGCAGACTTGGGCAGCCCTTGGCGTTCGTCTTGGGCGTGGCGTGATGCCGATCACCCTTGAGGTCATGCCGTGAGCAAGAGCCTGCGCCCCGACGTCATCAACAAGCGCGTGCTGGAGTCTTACCCCGGCAGCACTGCCGTCATCGCCAGCGAGAAGGTCGCCGCAAAGATGCGCGAGTGTGGCGTGCAGATCACTGGACGCACAATCCGTAGCTACGCCAAGGCGGAGCGCCGACCGTCGGAGAAGTTTTGCTTCATGTTCGCGCAAGCCTACGGGCCCTTTGAGCTGGATGACTGGATCGAGCGGGAAGAACTCCCCAAGCCGTACACCAGCCAACGCCGCCCTGAACTAACTGGAGCTGAGAAAGAAGCCCGACGCTTGCAGATGCTGGTGGCACGCTTTTGCAACTTGTGTGCTGGTGGCGACACGGGCAGCAACGAAGTGCTGCGCTGCTTTGATGCGACGTGCGCACTGCGTCCAGCTTCACCGCTGCCGCTGAAAAGCAACGCTTTTACACAGCCACCCAAGATAGTCGATCGGATGGACTAATGCCCTATAATCGCCGCACGCCGTCACCTAGTGGCGGCCCCCTCCCCGGCGCTGCATCCTCCCAGCGTCGGGGAGCGACTCCCTCACTGCGTGAGCAGGTCAGTGCATACCTGAACGCGCACCGTGACGTCATGCACCTGAAGCAGTGGACGCTAAAGGTCAGTGCCGACATCCCATCAGATGACTCTTGGGCTGACATTGAAGTCAGTGACAATCTTTGGGAAGCCACGGTTCGGATCAGCGGGGACTTCTTCAAGGAGACACCAGAGAGCCAGCGCCGCATCCTTGCCCACGAACTGATGCACGTCCACCTTGCCGCACTAGAGCGACTAATGGGCAGCATGGAAGGCGTGCTCGGATCTCAGGCGTATGAGGTAGTCGACAAACTTTGGGATACGGAAGGCGAGCGAGTAGCTGAGGCGCTCTCGTTCGTGGTGGCTGAGGTGCTGCCACTGCCAGACTTCAAGGCGTGAGCCCCCTACGCTTCGCCCGGGCTTGCCTGACCTGCGGCATCCTGCAGCGAGTGGGCAACCGTTGCCAGCCCTGCGCCAATAAGATCGTCACCAAGCGCGAGCGTGAACGCTATGGCCCAGTTGGGCGCAGCCCCTACGCTGACCCTGCATGGCGCAAGCTGAGCCGCGAGATGCGCCAAGAGTTCCCGTGGTGCTTCGCATGTCGAGCGACCACTGACCTGACCGTTGACCACATCATCCCCCTGCAGCCGGGGCAGTCGCCCGTAGTGCCCAAGCACCTGCTCGCCGTGCTCTGCCGTTCGTGCCATGGCAAGAAGACTCAGCATGCCTAGGGGGGTCAAAATCTGCGCATGATTGGCTTTCAGGTA